CTATCTCCAACAGTTAACGCTGTTCCGGATCTTGGACTTACTTTATTTACTTTTACTTCACTCATATTATATTTTTACCCACTTTTGTGTAAATTCATCCCACTTATAAAAATCTGCTAAAGGTGTAACACCATCTCTTTGTAATTTTCCATCTTCATAAGTTTCAGGTGCTTCTCCAACTGGAGATTGCCAGATATACTCTGGTTTTTTTAATACCCAAGATGGAAAAGGTTTTGGTGGTATGAAAGCGTCTTCTGTAAGATTATATTTATAATTTTTACCAGCGTAATGAATTCTTGTACCATCATCAAAAGTTTGCACCCATCTTGCATTACTGTCTTTATACAAATCTTTTAAAAAATTTATACCAGCTTGTTCTGTTGTAGCAATGTTATCATTAACTACAATAACTTCCAATACAATATTATTTTCATCTAATTTTGCAAAACTTGCCATTATCCTGTTACACTCCCTGTTGAATTAAAAATTAAAAGTGTATCTGATCCACTTGTTGATACAGTTGGCGATCCTGTTGTTGTGCCTGAATAATTTGCTGTTGGTATTCTCATTATAACCACTCCTTTTGCACCAGCACTAGGTGCTACTGTATTATTCAAACTACCATCTCCACCATCTCCCGTATTAGCAGGTTGAACTTGTGGAGGATTTGCTCCACCATCACCACCTACCGCTCTTGTAACAGATGAACCTGTAATTGAAGATGCTAAACCAGCACCACCTGTTTTAGGATATGAACTAGTGCTTGAATCAGGGGGTTGAGCAGAAGCACCTCCCCCTCCATTAGCACCAGCGACATTCGCTGTTATTCCACCACCATCAAAACCTTGTGCAGCAGTTCCAGTTCCTCCTGTAGCTGTAGTATAATTTACTCCATCAGCTCCACCTCCGCCTGATCCACCATTTCCACCGGCATTTCCAGCACTACTATTTCCACCCATACCGTATCCACCACCTATTGAAACAATATTTACTCCTGTTCCAACGATTGAACTGTTCGAACCATTTGAACCATCTAAGCCATTTGAAACCCCTGCTGCACCACCATCACCAACAGTAACAGTATAAACTGCTCCAGTAGTTAAACTAATTGTAGATTCGGTTGATGAATTTCTTCCTGATGTTTCTGAAGCATAAGAATTTCTATATCCTCCAGCCCCTCCACCGGCAGCATAATATCCGCCAGTATATCCATATCCGCCACCACCTCCTCCAGCAACCACTAAATATGATACTCCAGAGTATGTTTGGGGTACTTCATTTGCAACAGCACCATCATTAATTGGAACCCAACCTGTTGTAGCACCTGAATAAACAATGTGAACTGATTCACCTTCTGTATTATAAACCGGAGCTGGACTTGTTTGACCTTGATATTTTGATCCGTTTAAAGTTAAAGTAACTGCATTATTCCCCCATTGTCTTTTAATGTCAGCAAAAATTAATTGATCTCCATCAGAGGGTGAGGCTGGAAGAGTTAAATTAATAGCGTTAGAACTAGTGTCAAGCCACAAACCTTGATTAGCTGAAGCTGTGTGAGTTGCTCCTGTGACTATTGTTGATTGCCAATCAATACTAGCAAAACCTGTAGCAGTACCGCTGTTAGCTAAAGTTGCGCCTGAAGGGATAGTTATTGTTTTTCCAGACTCACCTAAAGTTATACTGCTTCCTGATTCTGTTGTTATTGTGTTTACTTTTATTGTGCTAGTCATTTTCTATTAAATCCCATTGTTTACTTGTTTCATTCCAAATATAAGGTTGACCATCATCAGGTCTTACCACCGGTGATTCCCATTGACAAGTTGTTTCATTTAATGTCCATGAAGGATAAGGTTTAATAGGGATGAAAGCGTCTTTTGATGAATCATATTTACCACCAACCATAGCAAAATTTTTTCTAATATTTGCATTGTAAGAAGTTTGTTTCCAAACATCTCTTGTTCCATATAAATTATTTAAAAAATCTACTCCAGCTTGTTCAGTTGTTGCAATATCATTTGACACTACTTCAACTGTTAAAACTATATCTCCTTTACCTAGTTTTGCAAAATGTGCCATTATCCTGTGTAACTCCCTGAATTGTTAAATTGCATAATTGTATCTGATCCACTAGTTGTAACTGTGGGTGATCCTGTTGTTGTTCCTGAATAACTTGCTGTTGGAACTCTTAAAATAACCACTCCTGAACCGCCATTTCCACCAGGATTAGGTAATCCAGCAGTACCACCTCCACCACCACCAGTGTTAGCAGTTCCTGCAATTCCACCAGGATAAGAAGGTGCGCCCGATCCACCAGCTCCACCACCGCCTGCTCCACCAACTGTGACGTTTGCAGCGTTATAGTTTCCAGCTCCACCACCGCCACCTCTTGTTACGGAAGATCCAGTTATTGTTGAGGCTACACCAGTTCCACCATCACCAGATGTTCCAGTTGATCCTGTATTAAATCCTACTGCACCAGCTCCACCACCACCAGCTCCAGCATCAACACTGGAAACAAAATTTCCGCCAGCATAACCTTGATTAGTAGTTCCTGCTCCGCCTGTTCCGCCTGGAGTAGCTCCGGATGCTCCACCTCCTGATCCCCCATCAGCAGCGTTGTCAACAGAATATTCAGCTCCTCCACCACCTCCAACAGTTGTAATGTCTGTAATATCTGAACCTGAAATTGATGAAGCTACACCTGAACCACCAACTGTACTATTATTACCAGCACCTCCAGATCCAACTGTAACTGTATAAACTGTTCCTGAATTAAAAGTTAAAGCACTTTCAGCAGAGCCTCCTCCACCTGAAGTTTCTGAATTAAAAGATGATCTATAACCTCCAGCACCACCACCTCCTGCTCTATAACTTCCTCCACCAGCACCACCGCCAGCGATAACTACGAAATGTGCTGTATAAGGAGGTTGAGTTTTCATAGCTACATCATCATCAGTTGTAGGAATCCAACCTTTTGTGGATCCTGAATAAACGATAGCTATACCTTGACCATCTACATTATAAACTGGATTTGGAGTTGTGTTTCCTTGAAATTTTTGTGAACCTTGATCTAAAGTTAAATTGTTAGTTCCAAAATTTCTAGCAAAATCAACAAAATATAATTGATCTCCTACACTTGAAGAAGTTGGTAAAGTAACGGTGCAGGCATTAGAAGATGTATCAATCCAATATCCTTTGTTTGCTTCAGCGGTTAAAGTTGCTGCAGTTACAATTGATGATTGCCAAGCAATGCTAGCAAAACCAGTTGCTGTTCCTGCATTAGCTAAAGTTACTCCTGAAGGAATATTAATCGTATCTCCAGACGTACCTAAAGTTAAGGATGTGCCTGATTGCGGATCTACCTGATCTACTTCTATCTTACTCATTATACTATTACCAAGGTTCCTGTTACTGTTATTGTTCCAGGCACAGTTATTGGTCCTGCAAGAACACCGTTCTCAACAGTTTGAGTGCCATCAATTGTACCCGCTTGATTTTTAATAAAGTCATCTGGAGATGTTTGACCTCCAATATATTGAATGCCATTTATTACTGCCGTCATAATTTCTCCTACGTACTAATTTCGTCTATAAATGAAGTGACAATATCTAAACTTGAAGCAGCACTGCTGTTAGCTTTTAATACATCACCACTCTTTAAAACAATTTTTGCTCCACCTTGAATTAATTCAATCGCACTGTTTGGTGGGACTGAAACATCCTTTGCAATAAAATGATCATTACTACTATTTTCAATAAAGACATCTACTGCAATAGTTGAAGCACTAACATTACAACATCTGATTCCAATAACTGCATCAAAGTCTCCACCAGTTACTAAAGTAACTTCTGATGTTCCAACGTTTCTTTGTAAATTGTTTCTAAAATTTTGTGCCATGTTTTTCCTTTATAATGCCACCGCCATTGCTAAAGCAAAACCTGCGCTTGCTGCTCCGACTGGTGTTCCTGTTGCGTCTAAAAAGACAGATTTGCTAGCTGGTAAAGTACAGAATACATCTTTTGTACCTGCTGCAAAATCAACAACATTGTCAGAATTAGAACTACTAAAAATTGTAGCTCCTGATCCTCTTGTTAAGTTTGCACTCGTAGCGTCTAATGTACCTAGACCAACTTCAAATTCACTTGTTCCTTGATTAAATATACAATAATAAGTCGTGTTGTTATTTCCAATACCTTGTGCAAAAGTTTCAAAACCAGTTACCGCTGAACCAAGTGCAAACGCACCTGTGCCTGTAGTCGTACTTGTTACTTTTACTCTATCATTTATTACTAACGCCATTTAATCTCCTTATGATGTTATACTTATAATCGCATTACTTGGTGTAGTAGGATCAGGATACGAAATTGTAAAAGTTCCGTTTGTCGCTGTCTTGTTACCACCAAAATCTAAAACTACACACAATTTATTAGAAGCACTTGTATTATAAATAGCTGCAAATGCTGCTGTAAAAGTTGCACTAGCAAAAGTTGTGTCCGCAAAATCAATTGCAGTTGTAGCAGTTGTTGCCGTAACTGTTTGACTTGTTAATTCTTTTCCTCCAGCTGGATAGTTACTACCACCTGAAGAACTAACTTCACTTGTAGCTGTAAACGCCGTGCTTGATGTTGTGTATGGATTAGCTGTGTACAATGCTATTTTAAAAGTGTTACCACCAGAACTAAAATTATGCGTTCCTGATGCTAGTTCACCTTTAAATGCGAATGGTACTATGTTTGCCATGTGTTATCTCCTTATTTATTGCTTGATGGATTTTTAGATTCAAGAACGGTACGAATAACTCCATCTGCATATTCGTCTCGGCGTCTTCGACCTTGTTGTTCGATCGCATACGATAATAAAGCTTTTTCATAAGCTTGTGAGTAGTATTGTAACATATCTGCGGGTCCTTTCAAGTACCCATATGCGTTTACCAAACAAGCGTATAAAAGTAAATCTTGATATTTGTTAGATAGAAATGTCCCTGTTCCGCTCACGGAAGCATCTGTGAGACTAACTGGTTCCTTGTTATATGCTAATGTAATTTCGTATGTTTTATCAGGAGTTGGTGCTAATACCCAAAAGTTTTCATCCCAATTAGCGTAATATTTAGGTATATCCACAGCAGATGTTCCAGGAGTAGAATAATATTCTGCTATAAAACTAGTGTCTCTTTGTTCTAAATAATATTGATTACCAGCAGTATCCTTTAACTGCACATATCTAATCAGTCTTAAATCAGCGGGAATAGTCACATATCTATTTCCAACAATACAATTAGAAGTCGCGTAGTGTCTATCTTGATCAGAGTCTACCTCTCTATAAATTTTATTTTCTGCATTTTTAATTAAAGTGTTTAAAACAGAAGAAGTAAACACGTTACTTCCAACTTCTGTGTAACCTTTAATATCGTCTTGTAAATTTGTAAGTGTATATGCCATTATCCGTTTACTACCTCTAGTGTTACTGGTCCAGCAGAACAATTATCTCCACCACCAGATACACCACCTGTTGTAGCATTGCTAGTGCTAGTTATATAAAAATAATTTATTGGGTCTGTTAAAGGATCAGAAGTTGTAGCTCCTGTAACAGTTCCTGAGGAATCTATCTGACCCAAAGCAATTGTAAATCCATTTGCATTATTTAAATCACTTACATTATCGAACGTAGGAATAGTTCCAAATTGTTTTAAATTTCTGTTATCAGCTGGATCGCTGCCACCAGGACCAACAGCAGTTACAACAGGAGGTCCTCTAAATCTTACAATAGAACCCGCTGCTCTTTGATGATCTTCAGAAAAAACGTTTATGTAAGTTGTTCCTGAGTAGATTACAGATTCAAAAGGATTATTGTCTAATAAAATTAAACTTGTTTTAGAAGCTGGTTTTGGTCTTGGATTATATAAAGCTTGTGGGTCTGCTCCAGCTGGTTTTGGTTCTAATTGTGGTTGCTTGGGTTCAAATTCTGATGTGTGAACTAAAGAACCATTCCACTCTCTAACCATTTCACGATATGGATATTCTAAACCTGATCTATCAGATATAGCTTTTGCATATTTACCTGTAGCGTACTTACCCATTATACTCCATCTCCATAAAATGTTTGTGGTGAAATGAAACTAGATGTGCCTTGATTATCTGCATCAAGTGCTCTTAACATCTCACTTTCATAAATTCTTTCAAGTTCTTGTGTTCTTTCAGGTGATACTTTCATACTTAAATAATAAGATAGACCCGAAATCATGCAAGGATAAAATCTGTTAACTACATCGGATGTAAAATTATAAGCTCCGACATCTTGTATTCTAGCTAAATAATAAAAACAAAATTGAAAATTACTTGGTGTTGTTGCATCAGATACACTAGCACTTGGTGTTGTATATAAAAATATACTTGGATTTAATTTTCTCTCTACATAATATTGTGAAGGTGTACCTTTTGCTAATTTATTTGGTGTTTGTGAATATTGCGATCTATCTATTTTAGTCAATGCAATATCTTGTGGTGCTGTAGCGTCAGAATTATTTCTGTAATAAGCTTCTAAAACTTGATCTATGTCTTCAGGAAAATTAGTTGAGTCTGATGCAAAGTTATATTCTGCCTGACCTTCTACTAATGGAACTTTTGCAAGTTTTACTTTCCATAGGTGAATACCTCTGTTACCCCATTCAGAAAATAACAAGTTTAAAGATCTTCTAGCTGAACGTAATTGATATCCAGTTCTTGTTCCTAACACACCTGTTCTTTCGTATGCTTCTTCAATGATGTCATCTATTTGTGGATTAAATTCTGTTTCACCTGAAGTTGGTGCAACAGTCAGAGCATTATTGCCCATACCACTGTGATTAATACAATAATAAAATAAATATGGAGCCCCAGTTAGTTTAACAGGTGCAACATTGATAGTTGTTTTACCATCAGTTCCTGGAGTTCCTGTTACAGTTACACCGG